AGCCAGTGTCTGAGCGGAATACCGTTTATCCGGGCCTCAAACACGTACTGAACGCACAGTTCAGAAACGACCGGAAACCGCCTAATCTTCCGCGTATTCACGTTCCCTGCAATATGCGCCTTCCCCTTGTTCCAAATATTGCAATTCTGATACCTCCAGCCGTGCCGCTCGAGTACTGGATGCACTGCGGCCCACCCAATCTCCGAGTTCCAAAACCATAGGGTGGTTTCTGGCAGGGCGTATTTCGCCCACGCTGCCACATGCGGCTCGTACCACTCTGGCAGCCCGAGATGATCCGTGGTGTCGCCTTCAAAACCAAGAATGCCATAGCCACCGTCGGAAACGATGACCGTCGGGGCTGGCCAACATCCATAAAACTCCTTGCTGTCGCCAAAGTGAAGCTGTACCCATTCATTCTTCCAGAGATTGAATTGCGGGCGGGTGGCTAAGGTGATAGCCTTGCTTCGCCCCACAGTACTGGTTGGCGCGCGCCTGCTCTTGCCCAACGCAGGTGTCTGTTCTGTCATCGTGGGTCTCGCTAAATGTTTCATGTCATGCCTCACATGATACCGCCCATAGCCAATGCCTGCAGTGGCCCGCACTGTTCCGGCTGCGACGCTCCCGAGCTACTGCCGTGCTACCAAGGGAACACCTCAAAAATGAACCTGCCCACCGAGTCACGGTTCCGACGTTTTACGTCCTGTCATCACAGTAGCACGTATTTCGTCGCGCTCCCTGTGCCGATCCGTGATAATCTGTTCGCCTTGACCATTTCGGCGAAGAAGAATATGGCCTGGTCGTATCCGATGCCCGTAAGTTCTCGAAGTTTTCGGTTCGTAATGGACTCATGTTGGCGCAGATAGATCCGGACCGCCTTTTCGACTTGGGCGGTTTGCGCTTCTAAGAGTGTTGTCCTAGACTGGCCGGGCTTCGGTAATCCTTGTAGTTTCATCGTTCTAATCCGAATGGTCCCAGCCGTGCTATTGCCGCTCCACTAGCGGAACAACGTCAAAAATGAACCGCCCAACCGACTCCCGGTTTTCCATCCGCTCCCACGGTTTGAGGCTGGGCTTCTCACCGTCGCGGAGGATTTCCGCCAGCAGCGCGAAGTTCTCCCCCGTCACGGCCGAGCACTGCACCATCACCGCCTCCATGACGCCTTCCTTCGGCTTCAGCGTACCATCGGGGGCCGCCTCGGTCAAATCGCGCCCGTACTTCTTCTCCAAGTCTATTGCGCCTGCCGTAACGGCCGCCGGATCTGGCCTCGCCTTCGCCATCCAGACCTCGGTGACCATGACGAACGCCAGAGGCCGAGTCTTCTCGATCATCTTCTTCAGGAGCGCCGCCACCACGTCCTTGTTCTGTCCAAGCGTCTGAAGTGGCAGGATGGCCTCCTGACCTGGCAATAAGAAGACCGCCACGGGGACGCAGTGGCCGTCGCAGATGAAGGCGTTCCGGGCCGTCTCCTTCGCGTGCTCGAAGAAGTGGGCGATGTCCCCCCGCTGCTTGTTGGTCACAATTCTCACTGGCACCTCCCTCTCGGTCTTTGCCGCCGGCGCCATCTTCCTGCGCAGGCCGGCCAATGCCGTCGGGCGCATTCGCCCGTTCGGCCTCAAATGAGGGCAGGTTGGCCCCGGAAAGTCAACTCGAATTTCGAAGCCTGCCAAGAGATCGGCGCCTGCAAGATTACCACGGCCCCCTGACAGGCGCAAGGGGCAGGCCTTGCAGGCGACAGCATGTCGTGGTAGAGTCCCCCGCGATTGGGCAACGCAGGGCCGATGACTTGCGATTTCCCCGATGGCACCGCCAGGAGGAGTAAGAGATGGGACATCAAGAAGACGTCCCAGCAGAGATGAAGTCCCAGTTATTCAAGCGTTTATCTAATACCTACCGGCGTTGCCTTTGGCCCTTCGATCAGTGCAAACAGAAACCATCTCAGGCTCACTCGATCCAGAATGCGCGCGTCCTTGACCTCCTTCACAGAGACAACCATGTCGTGATGCCACGACAGACCATTCTCTTGGATACCGGGCCCCAGGTCACCTTCCAGCCGGTAAGCAGACACAAGGCGTCCACGTTCACAGGGCTCTGCAACGTCCACGATTTTGAGCTGTTCCGTCCGATCGAAAAAGCAGAGTTTGACACAGGAAACCGTGAGCATCTCTTTCTCATGGCCTACCGATCGGTGATCAAGGAGTTTCACGCCACGCTTGCCAGCGCACAGTCAGTTCAAGGCTTCCTGGGGGATGCAGTACAGGCGGAAACTCTCGATCTGAATGAACTGTCGCCGGCAATGCTTGCTGCCACCGGCAGAATCCTAGACAGCTACGAGACTTACCTCTACTGGATGATGCTCAACGATCAGCTTGCAGAGACTGACTACGCAACATTGCAGCACTCTGTCATCACGCTTCCGTCTACGCGTCCATGCCTCGCCGTGAGCGCATTTTTCCCCTTAGAGATACACCGCCGGAAAACGGAGGCGGCACCGTCACTCATTCTCAACGTCTTCCCGCAAGCGGATGGCACACATACCGCGATAATGTCACACATGCCCGAACACGGCGGCTTGGCAGCTACTATCCTGCCAAGGATTGAGCAGGCCTCCGGTCACCACTTACTGTACGAGGTCTCGAAACTGATCTTGGAGAAGTGTGAAAACTTCGTCCTCTCGCCGTCTCTGTACGACACGTTCAGCGATGAGAAGAAGGAGGTCCTCTTGGCATATTTTTCGGAGAATGTCTCCGGATTGGGGAAGCATCTGCACATAGACGCGCCGGAGTTGATGCTTTTTGAGTGAGAGGCGGGTAGCCGAACAAGCGCGTGGACGGATACATTCTGAACCGCGCGTTGCGCGATTCAGAACCATCGTCACGCTCGGCGTTAAGGGATGAGGGGTTCGGGCATTTGGCCGAAAGCATCGAGAAAGGACGCAACGGCGCCCGTTCCAGTGTGTCTGACTTCAGAATCGCTTCTGGCTGTGTTCACCACCGGCAACCGACTCACCGCCCCCGCAGTGTCCACCAAGTCGAGGTGCTGGTAAATCGCCATCGTAATGCTCCCTTCGGAGACCGCGCCATTTGCCATGTAGACCTTTGCGCGCCGATCCTGCACGACGACCTTGACGACGCCAGCCGTCGCACCCGCAGCCGGCGTGTCATGGGCGCCATCTCGCTTCGCAGCCGCTTTCAGGTTTGCCGTCAGTCTACCACGCTCCTCTGACAGACCGGCCATCCGTTCCTGAAACAGCGCCTTGTCCACATGGCCCATCTCGTACAGGTCAAACAGGCGCGCCGTGCGTTCCCGGAACCTGTCCAGGGCGCAGCGGGCCTCTCTCCGCTCCTCGGACTCCGTCGTGGCGGCGTCGTGCATCCCTGGGCGCGCCGTGGGCGAGTTGGGGGCCAGCTCGTGAACCTTTTCCGCCACGGCCTTCTCCAGGAGATCGGCCGGCACCATCGCCCCGGGGCATCGGCCGCCGCCCTGATGGGCGTTCCCGTTGCAGCGGTAGTACCGGTACACTTTCCCGTTCTCTTTGCGCTTGGCCGTCCCGCACATCGCACCGCCGCACTTGCCGCAGCGGACTAGTCCCTTGAGGGAGTATGTTGCCGGCTGCGCCTTCTCCACCAGGCCGTCTTGCGCCTCTGCAAGGAGCGCTTGGGCCGCCTCGAACGTTTCCGTCGCGACCATCGCAACGCGCATGCCGGGCAGGACGGTCCAATCGTCGCCGTCCTTCAGGCGCGTGTCTCCCTTCCGATGGCGGCCGTAGACGTTGGCGCCCATGTAAACCGGGTTGCGCAGGGCTTCGGTGACGGTGTTGGACGTCCAGAGCGCCCCCCGCCGCGTCCGCAGCCCATTGGCGTTCAACCGCATCGCCACGGCGCGCCGGCCCTTGAGCTTCAGAAACAGGTCAAACACCCGCCGGACGACCATCGCTTCTTCCGGCACCTCGACGAGCCTGCCATCCACCTTGCGGTAGCCGAGGGGGACCGGCCCGCACGACCAGTCCTGCCGGCGCAGCCGGTGGAGATGCCCTTCCTTCGTCCGCTCGACCAGCATCTCGCGCTCGAATTGAGCAAACCCGCCCAGCATGTGGAGGGTGAGCGTACCGACCGGATCGGACGTGTCAAACTGCTGATCCAGGGCGGCAAGCTCGACCCCCTGCTCCCGCAGCGTGGCGATGAGGCCGAGGAAGTCCTTCATGCTCCGGGAAATCCGGTCTACCTTCCAGACCAGGACGATGTCGAACCGACGCCGCGCGGCGTCGGCTAGGAGCCGCTGGAGTTCAGGCCGGTTCATGTCCTTGCCGGACAGGCCGGCATCCATGTAGATGTCAGCGACGACGTAGCCCTTGTCCTTGGCGTGCCGCAGAAGTTGCGCCTTCTGGGTGGCAAGGCTATTCCCATCAAGTTGGTGTTCGGTGGAGACTCGAAGGTAAAGCGCGCAGTGCTTGGCGACTGGGTCGCCAGTCCGCTTGCAAGATATTTCAGGGTCAACGATCACTTACGGATTCCAAATTCTCTATATACATCATCATCGGTTGCAATTGTCGGACCGAGTGGAATCTGATCAAGAAGATGGGGCTGCAAAAAGGAAACAGAATTCAAACCCTTGCTCGGGTCAATTATTGCGACGTGCTTCCAGCCTTTCTCGCCATCACTGAAATGAAGACGCTTGCCGTTGTGGATTATGTAGACTGCATCAGCATTTGTCGCTTTTACCAATTCTCCTTCTGAGAGGAGGATGCGCACGCCCTGCTGTCTTGTAGTAACGTCGGAAAGACTCAATTTTGCCGGTGCTTTGTGCCAATGACGATATAAACGGTAGAAGAGAATGAAAACCCCAAGTGCCGCGCAAGGGCCATACCACACGGCATGAAGACGTGCGGTGTACAAGGCAATTCCAGAGAATACCAAGAGCACGATGGAGACCGCGATCATCGCCGGTCCTTCCTCAAATGCACGATTGAGTCTCTCCCAATTCGTATCCCACCAAGGTTCTATGCCCATGTCCCACCCTTTCCTAGAAGGAAACCCACTGGCAGGCATGGTACGCTCGTGAACGCTCCTATTCAAGACAACTGATTGGACCTCACGAGGCCACCTTCACTTTCTCGACACCTTCAGCGGGCGCCGCGCTCAGCACAGCCTCGATCCGGGCCTGCATTTCCGCCCGTGGCGCCCACGCCCCGCGTTCCCACATGCAGAGCGTGTACTCGTCCACGCCGAGCACCCTGGCGAGATCCTTCTGCCGCAACCGCCACTCCTGGCGGTACGCCTTGAGCTGTTCGCCGGCCGTTGTAGGCGTCTTCGCGGCGCGCTGGAGGTTGATCTCGCGGCATCCACCGATGGGGATCGCCCCCGACCCGACCCCTGCCAGCAGGTTGAGGTCCAGATCGACCTTGCCGTCGGGATGTAGGGCGATCCGCCTGACCATCGCGCGCAGGAGGCGCTGTTGCTCCGGCAGGGGGAGGTGGAGGAAGGTCGCCTGCAAGTCCTGGAACCGCCCGGCGAGTTCAGCGGCGTCGATGTCGTCCTCCGCCCCCGGGGGCAGCCTGGATTCCAGGTCGGCAAGCTCCTGGGAGATCGCAAGTTTCTGCCGCTCCAACTGGCCCCGGCGCTCTTTGAACGCCCCCAGGTCAATGACCGACTCCTCGTAGAGTTCCAGCAGCCTCCGCTCGCGCTCCCGGAATCCTTCGAACTCGGCCTCGAGCGCCGCCTTGCGGTTTGCCAGTGGTTTGGCCTCCTTCGCCACACGGCGCTTGTGCTCCTCGAGCGCGCGCCGGAGCGTGCTGGCATCGAAGCCTACGATCTGGCCGACTACGGCCTCCTCGATCTCCTCGGCGCGGCAAGTCACCCCGGCGCAGACCGTAGGCCCTTTCTGGACGCGGGTAACGCAGCGGTAGTACCGGTGTGTCTGGCCGTTGCCGCCCTTGCAGGTCAAGCCGTTCAGCCGGCCCCCGCAGATGCCGCAGCGCGTCATGCCGGTCAGGAGGTATTCGGACGCCTCGCGCCAAGCGTGCGGGCGTGTGTTGTCATTGAGCGATGCCTGGATGCCCTCGAACAGTTCCTTCTCGATGATCGGCTCGCAGGCGTTCTCTGTGACGATCCACTTCTCCCGGTCCTGCTTGAGGATCCGGTTGCCGCGCACGGCGCGTTTGGCGTAGCTCACCGTGCCGACGTAGATGGGGTTCGTGAGGATGCGCCGGACGGTCGTCCTGGCCCACGGCTTGCCGCCCCGGTTGAACCGGCGCGCGGCGTTGAGGGTGAAGATCACCCTGCGGATGCTTCGGCTCTGCCGGTACTCCTCGAACATCGCCCGCACCGTCTCGGCCTCTTCGGGCGAGACCTCCAGCGCCTTGGCCTTGGAGTTCCAGCGGTAGCCGAACGGAGTGACCCCGCCGCTCCATGCCCCCGACTTTGCCCGCTCGCGCATGTTCTCGCGGACGCGCTCGGCGGTCATGTCGCGCTCAAACTGAGCGAAGCTGCCCAGCATGTTGAGCATCAACATCCCGGTCGGCGTCGAGGTGTCGAACGACTGGCTCGCCGCCACGAAGTCCACGCCCCAGACCTTCAGGTCGTCCAGTAGGCCCAAGAGGTCCATGAGGTTGCGGGATATGCGGTCGATTTTGGCGACGAGGATGACGTCGACCTTCCGCTCCTTCGCCCACTGGAGCATCTCCCGGAGGGCGGGGCGCTTGGTATTCTTGGCGGAGAGACCGGCATCGGTGAATATCTTCACGACCGCCCATTTGTGCCGCTCGGCATATTCCCGTAGCTGGCTGTCCTGGGTCGAGAGGCTCTGACGGTCGACCTGCATCTCCGTGGAGACGCGGGTATAGATCGCGCACCGCTTCAGAGCGGTGCTTTGACCCGCCCGTCGGAGCGCCCTCGGGCTATCGACCGTCACTGGCATGCGTCTTCTTCTCCTCGAACGGCCTAATCGTCAGCCGGCCTTTCTGCACGGTCACCGCGATGCGCGAGGCCGCAGCAAACCCAGCCTTGGCGAGCCACCTGCCTTTGAGCCGGATGTACGGCAGGGGCGTCGGGTCGCCGCACTCGACGTTCCAGGGGACGTGCGCGACGGCCAGAATGCGCACATGCGACGACCACGGCTTTCTCCCCGGCGGCCTGCGCGGTTGCTCGAAGCGCGGTATGTTCTTTGACGCCTTCGACATTCTCGTTCTCCTGCATCATCGTCCTCGCGTCTTCAGGGACACATGAGGGCTTACTTCGGCACGGAAAGCAACTCGAATTCGGCGGAATTCTGACGCTCCCATGCTCGATAAAACCTGCCGCCAGCAGCACGCTCCGGGCCTGCAATTCGGCCAGCGTTTCGCGGCAGCTCTGCTCCTCGCCATCGCTGGGCCGCACGTACCGGACGCAGACCTTCGTGATGCGCGTGATCAAGGGGAGGTCTCCCGGGGCGCGTCTGAGGGCCGGATGTTACGAAAAATCCGGCCATTGGCCTGATGCACGCGGGCACTTGAAAACGGCATATTTTCGCTCAATGTTTTCAAGGGGTTTGCACTCGATTTTTCGTAACAGGCAACTTTCGGAAGTTCGCCATTCGCCGCCGTGCGGTTTCGCGGTTTCTGCTCACGCGGCAGCGGTCGCAGAACCGAAACTTCCCGTACAGCCCCTTCCCGCAGCGGCAGTACCGCGCGACTATCTCGGTTTCCGGCGCTCCGGCCGCCGGAGTGTGCCCCAGACAAAGGCCGGGCGCGCCGTTCCTGCAGTTGACGCAGCGACCGCACGGCCCTGACGTACCTTTCGCTGCGTTAGCCGCTGCCGTCGCCGTATCCGTCAGCATCTTCTCCATCGCTAATACTCCATTCGGATCATGCCTTCGCGCCAACGCCGAGGACGCTCGATTACCGGTTCCGGCGGCGGGGGATTACGCTCCGCGTCAAGAATGTAAGCCAGTTGAACCATCGCGCCGGCCATGCTGTACGCGGCGCAGTCGAAGAGGTCATGGCGCCCGCGCTCGACCCATGTGCGCGCCTCGCGCCCGCGCTGCAGCTCGATCTCCCGCTTCACTCGCATGTAATGAGAGAAAATCCAGCCGGGCGATGCGGGCGCACGATTGCGGTCGTTGCGCCGCTCGTTGGCCGCCTGGCGGGCAAACCAGTGATAGCCTGGGCTGGCCTTCTCACGGAAGAGCCGGTAGTACACCTCGTCCTTGAGCCGGTCCACGTCCAGAAACCAGAGGACGGTGCTGTCCGGCTGTTGGCGGGCCTGGATCATGTCCGGCACGTCGGGCGGCAGCTCCATCCGTTTGCCAGTCAGGACGTTCATAACGCCCTGGGAGCGGCCGACGAGCGGGCATGCGCTCTGCTCGGCGCACCATCGGCGGACGACGTGCTCCTGCATTCCCTCATGGCGGAAGCCGGTGTCCACCCAGAGGCTAGCGCACTCATAAGCGTGAGCGATGGCCAGGGCACGGTCGAGCGCGACGCGCAGGTCCTCCTCGGATGGATCGCGCGTAATTCCCTCCTGGACGATTTCGACTACAGTCCACAGGAGCGACCAGCATCCCAGTTCGCGGTCGTAGCCATCCACCAGGACATACAGCTCGCGCTTCTGCACGTCCACGGCGCAGATTCGGAATACGATGCCGTCCGGCTCGCGACCCTCCGGCGGCTCCTCCCCCTCTTCGCGCAGGACGCCTCGCGGATCGTAAGAGTAATCGCCGGCATGGTCAGCCAGAAAGCGGTAGGAAAGCTGCGCGGCGGAGATCGCTGGCATGTACGGCACGGCATAATGCCACTGGCAAAGCTCCTTCTCGATCTGCTCCGGGTCTATGACGTGGAGCTTGCGCCATTCCAACTCGGCGGTCTTCCCCATCGGGTGCATGGGCGAGTGCAGGCTGGTCCAGACAACGCCGAGCGTGTACGTCTGCGGCAGCGGACCCACGACCTGACCTTCCGGCGTCAGCTCCTGACCCTTGTGGATGAGCCGGATGTTGCGGATGGCCTTGAGGCGGTCGGCATCCGTCCAGAGCTTTTCGCAGTGCTGGCACTTGTACCGCGCCCCCTCGTGCGCCTGGACCTCCGTCTCGGCCTCCTGCCAGCCGATCAGCCCGCTGCGATCCGGGTAGAGGAATTTCCGGCAGAACGGGCACTGGATGAGGATGCGCGTGTCGGACCCGAGGACCGTCGTCTCAAGGTAGATGCGTCCGTCCTCGGTGGTCGTCGTGCATTCGCCGTAGATGCGGGCCCGCTCTCCGAACGCGGCCGTCCGCGCCTCGAGCTGCCGGATCGGGTCGGCCTCGCGGGAATATTCCCCCGGCTGGTCCTCCCGGTCCACCTCGGTGACGAACACCACCCGCGCCGTGTAGCTCGACCGCTGGGCGTCGCTTCCGCCGCATCCCATAAAGCGGACGGATGCGCCGTTGCGAAACTTGATCAACTTCGTCTTCCCGCCCCGGCTGCCGCTGCCCTGGAGCGGGAGCAACTCCTTGTACCGTGTCTTCTCGATGGCCGGCAGCATGTCCTCGTAGTACTTCGACTGCGCCATCTCCACGTCCGGGGCAGCTAGGATGATGTCCTCGCCGATCTCGAAGAGGTGATACAGGGCCGGGATGACGTAGAAGAGGAGCGTCTTCCCGGACTGGACCGCGCCTCGTCCGAAGATGCGCCGCCATCGGGGATTCTCCATCTCGTTGAACACCGCCGCCGTCCAGGGCACGGTGTTGCGGTTGAATTTCATGCCGGCGTAGTCGCCCTTGGCGAGGGTGATCTCTTGCTCGGCGAAATCCGCCAGGCGGCGATACCGCCTGGGACGGATCGCGTCAAGATGCGCGAGGCGGATTTGGATCAGCGCCGGGTGCACGTCTTTCTCTATCCTCTCCGTAGACCTGGTCTAGCGCGTGCTGGATTGCAGCGTTTGACTCGGGGTCGAGCGTCCGGCAAACGGCGTCGAGCGCCGAACGCATCCGGTGTCCCATGTCGACCCACTCGCGCCGGACCTCCTCGACCGGAATGAGCTGGCGGGACTCGCGGTCGTAAGCGAGCTGCTCGCGCTTCGTCTTGATCTTTCGGTACGCCTCCAACGCCGGGCTGTTCGGCCCGGAGAGCATCGGGTCGTTGGCCTTCAGTTCCTTCTTCCGCCGCTCCGCCGCCAACCAGGCGCAGACGGCGATGATGTTGAACGTCCCGTCCGAATTCCGAGGGCAGCCCGACTGGAGCCAATTGTTGATCGCCTGCGGCGTCATCGAGACCAGCCGCGTGCGCGAGAGCAGGTTGGCCAGGTCGAGACGCTTGAGCGCCAGCGGGTTCATTTTTCCGGCGGCATCTTTCTTCGTGTCCTTTGCCATGCATGCGTCCCGCCTCCGAAAAAAGAAAAGAAAACCATGAGTTCAAGCGGTGTGCGTGTAAAGAACGTGCGCGCGCGCGTGCGCTATCGCGGAGCCGGGCGCCGGCGCTGGAAGTACCTACGATTTTTTTGGAGCCGAGCATACTCAGCTCCATCCTCCGAGCAGCGGTCGCCTTGCGTTCATAATGTGAACATTTCCCGGGCAGCATAGCGCCGCTCGTCCGCGCCCATCGACTACGCTGGTGCGCGCCGTATGGCCAGGCGCATCCGTGCGTACCAATCAGCCATACGCCTTGCCGGCGCGCGACGTGGCGCACCTGGGCGCGCCCGTTGGCCGCCCCGGGGCGCGGTGTCGGCCGCGCCCTGGCGACGAAAGAAACCTCGGAATTCTGGCCGGAATTGCCTTGCATTATGGCCAAACCCACGCCCTCATGTGTGTAAGGCGCTGGTATGCAGTAGGTTGCAGAAAGGAGGGGAAGATGCGGCAAAGGCCTGTCATGGCGGCTTTGGCGATGCTCGCTCGGGGCGCCGGCCCTGGAATGGTCTGCAAGGGCGCAGTGGTGGTCGACGCCCTCAAGGTCGGCGTCGGGATCGCATCGGTCATCATGGAAGGGCTGACGGCGCTGGCCTGCCTGACGATCATCGAGATCGCGTTGATCGTCGCGCACTTCATGCACCAGCGCCGCCAGCCGTCGGAGGCCACAGACCGTGTTGCCAGGACGGGCAACAAGAATGCCTGAGACGACCGCTCCTCCGCCCACCTGCGCGGTGGGTGGGGATGGCGGCCGGCAATGGGCTGGCCGAGACCGGACGGTGGTTCGCAGATGGGAGGACGTGCTATGAGGCTGGAGAATGTGAAGACGGGCGAGACGTACCTGTTGAAGGTCGGCAGGAACACGGTGCAAGTGACGGTCACGCGCGTGGACGAGAAGGGGAAGATCACTGCCCTGACCGCCGGCGGCAAGACGGTCACTGTGGCCGACGCGGGCCGCCTGGCCGTCCACCACACCAACGCGCCCCGGGCCGCCAAGGGCGCGCGCGGCAAGGCCGAGACGTCCAAGGCTACCAAGGCGGCGACCGGGCGCAACGTGGGCCAGAAGGGCGCGCCCAAAGGCGACAAGACGCACAAGCCCGGTCTCGTGGACGCCGCGATCCAGGTCATGAAGGAGACCGGCGCCCCGATGAACTGCCAGGAGGTCGTTAAGGCCATCCTCGAGAAGAAGCTCTGGTCGAGCGCCGGCAAGACGCCGCACGCCACGCTCTACAGCAGCATCCTTCGGGAGATACAGAAGAAAGGCGCCGAGGCACGGTTCGTGAAGACCGAGCGAGGCAAGTTCGCGCTGAAAGGCTGACGCAGTCACTTCTTCGCTCCTCGAAACGCCCTGGTTTCCGCCAGGGCGTTTCTCCGGCATGAGACCGGGGTGAGCGCCTGCCAGTCGCAGCCCTCCCCCTTCACGAATTCCGCCCAGCGCCTGCGGATCACGTCGCAATACAGCGGGTCCAACTCCATCAAGAACGCCTTCCGCCCCGTTTGCTCGCATGCGATCAAACTGCTCCCCGATCCCCCAAATAGGTCGAGGACGTTCTCGCCCTTCATCGAGGAGTACTGAATCGCGCGCACGGCGAGCTCGACGGGCTTTTCGGTCAGGTGGATCATGCTCTGCGGGTTGACCTTCTTGATCGGCCAGACGTCCGAGGCGTTGTTCGGCCCGTAGAACTTATGCCCTGCGCCGAGGCGCCAGCCGTAGAAGCACCATTCGTGGTTGCCCATGAAGTCCTTCCGGGTCAGCACCGGGTGCTCCTTGACCCAAATGATCGCTTGGCTGAAATACAGCTCGCAGGCCTTCAGGACCGGCGGGTAGTTACCGCAATTGGCATAGCCGCCCCAGATGTAGAATGCGCGGCCAGGCAGGAGCACGCGGGCGATGTTTCCGAACCACGCATGCAACATCTTTTCGAACTCTTCGTCGGAGACAAAGTCGTTCTCGAGGGGGCGGTCCTTCGGCCGCATCTTCTTCGTGGTGCCGTGGGCCTTGCTCTTGCCGCGCGCCAGATCGAATCCCTGGTGGTGCGTCAGTCCCTTGCCGGCCCCGGGGGCGTGCTCCTTGTTGCCGTAGCTGGCGAACGACGACAGGCCGGCGGCGATGGCGTTGTTCGACCGAGGCTCGACCTTCACGTTGTACGGCGGGTCCGTGGTCACTAATTGCACACGCGCCCCGGCCAGGAGCAGGTCGACGTCGGCTGTGCTGCCGGAGTCCCCGCACATGAGGCGATGGTTGCCGAGCTGGTAGACCTCGCCGCTCTTGGATGCTGCTTTGTCGGGCGGCTCCGGCACGGCATCAGGATCGGTCTGCCCCTGGGTCAGATCGCCCTCGAGCAGTTTGACCAGTTCATCCTCCGGGAACCCGATGAGCGTCAGGTCCACGCCGAGGTCCTGAATCTCCTTCAGCTCGATCGGCAACAGCTCCATGTCCCAGACCGCCAAGTCCTGGAGTTTGTTATCCGCGATGCGGTAGGCCTTGACCTGCTCCGGCGTCAGTTCCTTGGCAACGTGGACCGGCACCGACTTCAACCCGAGCTTCAGGGCCGCCTTCCACCGGGTGTGGCCGCAGACGATGACCTGGTCGGCGTCCACCACGATCGGCTGCCTGAACCCGAATTCCTGGATGCTCCGGGCCACGGCGTCCACGGCCTTGTCATTGATGCGAGGGTTGCGCTCGTAAGGCTTCAACTCATCCGGCTTCATCATGACGATCTTCATTTCGACCTCCTGAAAAGACCTTATCGTCTATCTCATAGACCAGACTCACCTGCCCTCAAGGAACGCTCTGAGGCTGTCAGGTTCCGGATCACTCCCGCCGATCTTGAGGACGCCGCGAACCGCCGAGGGCGTCAGACCGAACTCGCGGGCCGCCTTCAGGACGCGCTCCCACGCATCATCTCTAGCCCGATAGATGGGGTTGTGCGCGTAGCCGCCCGCGGGCGTGCGAATTATCAGAGACGTCTTCGAGGCCATTTCAGCGTAGGAGATGTAGTCCGCCAGCGCCTCGGTGAGCAGGGCCAGGGTGACGCTGTATGGCGCTGCTAGCACCCCCATTTGCCGGAGCATCGGCACCAGCTCGCGCCAATGGCGGCGCGCCTTCAGCGAGAGCCATCGAGGACGCCGAGGAATTGATGGCGTCGGCTGCGGAGTGCCGCCATGCCTGTCTGCCCGGTAGACCCCGGAAAGCTTCAGCAAGGCAATTGGTGTCGGCTTTCGTCCTCTTTTGCCCATGTTTCGCTCTTTTCTTGTCATAACTTATTGCGCCGGTTGAACCGGGCCGTTTTCCGAGATTTGCCAAAATACACGTCGCGCGCGCGCGATGGTCAACGCCGCTCGGCAAGTGATCCCCGACCGGTTATTCCGGTCAGGCACCGTCAGCCAGTCCGGGTTGCTGTGAGCTGTCCATTTTCCAAGTCCCGGACGTGCGCTTTGGCGCACGGTCCGGGGGGTACTAGGGGGGTGTGTGCACACACACACAGACGAGGGCGACCTCACGGCTTTTTCTCCTCCGGCCGGGGTTCGGTGGCGAATAACTGCGGTTTGTTCGCCGGTCCCTCCCATCTATGAACAGCGCCCGAGTCGGTTGCCAAACTCAGCAGCCCCTCTGCCTCACGGCGTTTCATGCCTGCGATCCCGGCCGATGCGATGATGGACTGCTTTGCGCGCGGTTGCTTGGTGACAAACTGCTCAACGAACCGTTCGACCGTCCACGGCTCTGGCTTTGGCTCGGTCGTCTCCTCCGGCTTGCGGCGGACTTTGCGGGAGCGGTCGGGCCGCAGCATAGCCGGGTCGAGGTCGTCGGCAGGTGTCCATATCGGGAACGCCCATCGCAGGCAGCGAGGCTGAATAGGCGGCCAGGAACGCACCGCCGCATCCAGAACGACGACATTGTCTTGTTCGTGCGGGCGCAGGATCAGGTGCGTGTCCGTCGCGCGCGATTGCGCGCCCGCGCCGGCACCCACGTCTGTGACGACCCTCCCGCTCTGGTTGCCCTTCGTGCTGTGGTGGATCAGCACAAAAGAGCAGCCCAGATAGTCGGCGTAGGTGTCGACGGCGTTGTAGATGTTCGCCATCGTCCCGTTGTCATTCTCATCTTTGTCGACCGGCATGAAGCGGTAGAACGCGTCTAGGACGATGATCTTGTATCGGCCCGGTTCCAGCGCCGAGAAGTAATCCTTCATGAGGAAGATGTTCTGCAGCCTGCCGCGCAAGTTCTCGATGAAGACTCGATCCGCGATATTCTCCAGCGGGATGCCCCGGGCCTCGGCCACCTTCGGAATGCGGTTGGCGATGGTCTCGCCATGCAGCTCGTTGTCCAGGATCAAGACAGCACCGTGTTGCGTCTGAAATCCTAACCACGGCAGGCCCATCGCGACCGAGAGTGCCATATCGGTCACGAGCCAGGACTTGCCCCTTTTCGGCGCGGAAATGACGTTCATCGTCTCGCCGCGCCGGAGCAGTCCGTGGATTACTGGTGGCCTTAGCTCGGGGGAATCGGCCAGCAATTGTCTAACGCTCTGCGGGTCGGGCAGAAGCAGTGCCTCCCCCTGTGCTTTGGCTCCCGGCTCGTAACGGGAAATGCTGGACGCAACACCCCTCACGTCCGCCTCCGGCAGAGGCGGGACGCACCGCCCGGCGTTTTCGGCCAGGAGCGCGGCTTCAATCGCCTGCCGAATCATGCCGCGTCGGCGCATGGCGCCTGCGAGCGAGGCGAGGTAGCTGTTTCGCTCACCCTTGTATTTCAAGCCTTCGGTCCCTGCTGTTACGGCAGCGGGCCGTTCTTCACCCAGGTTCAGAGCCCATACGGGCAAGTCCGGGAGATTGCCATCAAGTTCGGGGTCACCGACCCACTCATACCGCTTGCCGGACTTGTGGAGCGACGGCGGCACCACGACATATCCCCCGTCGGCCTTCAGTTCCACGCCGGGTGCAATCGCCCCCTGGGCAGATCGCGACTTCACGCGCGGTAGATCGGGACGTTTGAAGAAGCACTGAAGCCCGCCCCCACCGGTTCGCTGATAATGGGTCTTCGGTTCGAATCGAAAACGAGTCTTCGCTACCGCGACTCCGTCGACGCCCACAGCATGGCCAACGTCCAGATCCAGGACCACCAAGCCACTACGCGCGCCGGCGACGAGACCGATATTGGCGTCCGGCCACTGTTTCCACCATTGGCAAATGACCGAGTCGTCGGTCGTCGCATCGTTCAGACCGTGTGGTGTTCGAGGATGCTTCCCTTGATGACTGCAATCCGCACGGCCGCAGGAGCAGCCGCCGTCAGGAAGCGGTGTATGGAGGGGGAAAACGGGCCAGCCGTGCCGTGCATAGTCCAAGGCCGCGCCGAGCAGGAGATTGTCGGTCATGGCCGTGCCCCTTCGCGGTCGGGATTGAGGAGCGTCTTGAGGCGGGCCACATCCCCCGACGTGAACAACCTGCTTCCATTGGGTGCCCGGTGTTCCACGTCACCGGCACGGCCGAACAATAAGTGGTATTTCAGGCTGGCGGGGCTCACCCCGATCATCCGCGCCGCCTCGCAGAGACCATAGAAACGCGTTTCCATGCATTCGTCTCCACCACTACTGACAGCCTTGTCGCCGTCTTCGAGGTCGAGCTTACCCCGTGATGTGGAAAGGGTCACGCGAAGACTTGGCAGTGCTGCCAAGAATTCCAAGACGGCGTGGAAAGACGTGGAGATTTGTGCAGGAGGAAGTTGGCAGCGGCTTTATCGGCGCTGCCGAAATCTACGGTGGGCTGCCACCTTCTGCAAAATGTGCTTCAGTTGCTGCTCGCTCATGTCCTTGGACTTTGCAAACTCTTTTCGTCCCGTCGAGTCGGGTCTTCGCTTGTACTCATCATGCAGCCGGTTCTCATTTGCAGTTGGACGCGGCGGTTTCTTGAGCTTCCCCGGGACACTCGGGATCGCTGCGATGCGATGTGCATCATCGGCCGTACCCGGTGCTTGGGCTATCCTCGGCCTCTCAGCAGTCCCAGGTCGACCATATTCCCTCAGCCACTTCAAGCCGGACGCGACGCATGCGCGCGGCATCCGCTTAAGCTCCGTTGCTGTCATGTCAGGAAACTGTCCCCATGTTTCAGCGTTCCATGCTTCGCGCTCAGAGGGTGGAAGGGCTTCACAAACCCGTTCGCGCCACCAGAGCATCATCATCAACCGCTCCATGCCGGCGCCCCTCACCTCTGCTATCGCCTTCCCGGGAAGGCCCGCCCTGATCGATTTCTCTTGGAGCCTGGCGCAGTCCACGCGATCCTGCTTCCACCAGGCGTTAAATCGCTGATAGAACCCGGATTGGGGACGCGGGTCCGAGAACGTGACAACGCGCCGACCGTTGCCGTCGTCAGTCAGTTCCGGTGTCGCGTCGCCGCCATCGAGAAGCGTTGCAAGTTCTTCGCCTTCTTGAATCAGAAGCGAGAATGGGTTCTGGGATGGGGTTTGCTCCACGGCAGCACTCCCCGCCCTTACGAGCTCCTGAGAGGGTTGAGACGGAACACCGCCTTGGCTCGCTTGCGGCCTGTCCGTTGTCTGCTTCTCTGCGGGCGCTAAGCTCAGTTCGTCGCAAACGCAGATAATCTGGTCCTCCAAGTCGTCGTAGATCGCTTGAAGCTTGTAGGGGTCGAGCTCGCGCATTGCAGCCTTGATAAGATGCAGGACTGGCAGTTTCTTATGTCCGCGAAGGCGATCGGCCAGTTCACGCCCTGCCTCCCACGCCTTCTGAATGGCTTCCTTCACGTCCTGCTCAGCCTGCCTGAGCCGCTCTTGAGCATGCTGGTCGGCGCCGGGGCGCGCGGCACGCTTCTTCAGGTCTTCGACATGTCTGCGCAATGAGATTACCAGACCGACCTTCGAGAGCAGTTCAGCCTCCGGTCTGTCGGGCGGATTATGGGTCATCTCGCGTCCTGCCTTTTCAGTGCGCGCCAGATTGCTTGCCGATCCTCCCAGAGGTCGCTGCTATCCCGAGTTTAAGAGAGTATTCTGGAATACGGCACGGATTGGAGCTCGATTGGGTTTATTCTATCTGCCCTTCATACAATGACATCTGGCCAGAGATGAGCCCGTGAGTGAAAGTACCGTTTGAGCTGTCTGTAGCGCTCAGCTAGATCTGCCTTTCCCTCTTGAGTGAAACGCGTACATTCCGATGTCACGAAATCAAAGCCTGCCTTTACAGCGATGCGAATGGCAGGGTCTCTGCTCATGTCCAGAAAGCCTTGTCCGAGAAAATCGATCATCGGGACTTCGTCACAGTCCTTACATATCAGGCCCAACGCCTCACGCGCGAGGCGGTCATTCACCTGCTGCTGAAACGGGATCGGTTGAGAGGTTTTCAAGGTGTTGCGCGTGAGAAAAACAATGAGGTCTTTGCCGATAACGATCCGGGGATAACGAGCGATGCCTTCCTCGAGGTCATGCGCTTTCACAACTCCTGACCCGTAGATATCGCCGGGCGCGATCTCCCCGCAGACGCCCAGCTCCACGGCGCCTCGAAGTGGCATCTGCCTTGCCAGGGAAAGGAGCATGGCCATTCCGCAAGCGACGAGAACCCCATGAGCACCAATAGTGGTCACTTCATTGAATCTGTTTGCAACCGGACAGTAAATGATTACTGAATCGAAGAAATGCTGCATTTCTAACCTCGTGTCACGAAGCCTGGCGTACATATCCTGAAACTCCTTCGTCAGCGCCATGAGGGGCACGAGACTAGGAGCGTGCTGAGTGATGCCCTGAAAATATTTCTGGAAATCACTTCGCAGCACCAGAACAGGTCCCATAGTCTTCCTGAGTTTCTGCGTAAAGGCGGCAGATTCTCCCTCCGTGCGTGGGACAAAGTCCATCTGCCTCAGAAGCTCAGCTTGACCGAGCAGATCGAAAAAACCCACGACATACTGTCCGAACTTAATGATATCGTCATCAGAACGACTTTCTGTGCTCGCGTTATCTTTTGTCGTCATAGCGTATTCGCGCTTTACGTGCCGAGCCCCCTCACGAATTCTCCGCTGTCAGCCGCGCACAGCCCTTGGAGTGGTTGATATCACCTCTTCAGGGCATACATGCCTCTGTGCACGCGCCGGAACTGCTTCTTCCCTTGCGAGAGCGTTATGCCGAAGACGGTCGGGAAGTTCTTCGACCGACACCTTCGCCCGCTTCGCTCTCGGCATCTGCTCAACCTTTCTCTAAAACTGTCTAATCTGCCATCGCTCCTACCGACAGGCTAAGTACAGCATTCCAGAAATCCCGTGAGGGTTTCTGAAATGCTGGACGGCGCGGGAGGTTTGGAGGGCCGCGAAAGGCCCTCCAAGGGGTTACAGCGTAAAGACGCGACAGTCGCAGGCGCGAGCGGGCGCAGCGCCGGGCTTGCGACGAGCGTCTTGGAGCGCCATAGGGGCGAAGCCCCTGTGGAAGTGCGCTTTTCACAAACCCTAACAGGGTTTGTGAAAAGCTGCACTAAGGTTTGTTTGCCGGCTGCAAGCATGTCCCTTTGTCGCCTGGCCAACCGAAGCATTTCATGTCCCCGCGCCACGAAATTCGCCGTCAAGCCATCCCAAGGCTTCTAACTGCTCTATTAAAGACTTACGCATGGCGACCACGGACGCCCCCGCGCG